GAAACGTTGAGTGTAGACCCGCAAGATTTCTTAGTAATCCCAGAAGGGTTTCCTAATATTATGGAAGGGACAGCTCAGCTTCCTTGTAAGAAAATAATTTTAGCTCAAAGCTGGTATTATATCCTAAACGGACTTCCTACAGGTAAAGTTTGGCAAAATTTTGGCATTAAAGATGTAATTTCTGTATCAGATGGTATTACTGAATATTTAAATGCTATAATGCCAAATCTAGATATTAAAAATTGCTCACCTTCTATTGATAGAAATATTTTTAAGGCACCAAAAAAGAAATCAGATAAAAAACCTATGATTGTATACATGGGAGGAAGGTCATATGAAACCCAAATAAAAACCATTAATATTATTAAGACTTTTTATGCATTCTACCCTCAGTATAAATGGGTAAGATTTCATGAGCTAAAAGGCCTTTCAAAAGAAGAGTTTGGAGAGCAATTGGCTTCTGCTGCACTGTGCTTGTATACTGATGAGATAGCTGGATTTGGAACTCTACCATTAGAAGCTATGGCTTGCGGTACTCATGTTGTTGGATGGACTCCTTTAGGCGGAAAAGAGTATATGAATGATAAAAATGGATTCTGGACTACTAATGGAGACATATTTAAGTTGGCAGAGCTATTAGGTATGGCATTGGATAAGTATTTTACTAACCAATTAGATAATCCTGATATTATCGCAGAATATGAAGAGACATTAAAAAGATACACTCCTGAAAAAGAGGCTGAAAACATACAACAAACATTTAACGAATACAAAAATGAAAGAATTGAAGAACTTAAAAACATCAAACAATAAGAAGATACTAACAATACTTCCTCTTAATAAGGTTGAAGAATCTTTATTGAGTGAGTGTGCTTACTCGTTGGCTAATCAAGATTTTAGCGCAGATGTATTAGTGCTAAATAATGGCTTGGGAGAAGATGAATTAAAAGTAGTAAAAAACATCTTAGATAAGCCAACAGTTAGAACTAAATCCAAAAAAGAAGACGGAGAAATAGAAGAGCAAGTAATTGAGTCTGAAAAATCAGTTAATTATGTAATAGAAAATACTGATAAGGATATATTTGCTGCTTTATTTAATGAAGGATTTAATTATGCGGTTGCCAATGGATATGAGTGGATTACTATTATAGAGCATGATGATGTTCTTAGTAAATACACTCATAAAATATTTGTTGAGCACATGGAAGAAATGGATGAAGTTCAAGGGTTCCTTCCTATGTTAAGAGAAATATCCAGTGGTAATTTTATTGGATTTTTCAATGAGGCATCTTGGAGCGAAGGGTTAGCTGAAGTTGCTGGTTTTACAGATTTGCAATTACTACTAAGATTTAGTTGCTTAAATATAACCGGTGGAGTTTATAATGTTGAGGCCATCAAAGAATACGCAGAAGTAGATGATAATGGCGTTTACAAACCTATTAAAGAAAGTATTAAGCTTAGTTATGTATATGAATTCTTTTTAAGAATGGTATATAATGACCTTAAGTTTTATACTATACCAAGAATAGGATATGAACATAGAATCGATAGGATTAATGATATTGTAGATTCTTTTAGTTCAAAAATACCAAAGGATTTAACTAATAGAACCTCAGAAAAAGGTGGAATGACTATGGAGGAAATTAAATTCTGGATAGACTTATCTAAGAAAGAGTACTTCTTTGATGATGATAGAAATACGGAATATGAACCAGAAGAAGTTAAAAGCCCTGTAGGGGTATAAAAAAACAAGCAAGTAATAGTTAGTGGGGACCGACTCTACTTGCTTGTTAAGAAACCACAAAGACCAGCATCGTAAAAATAACAGGCCAATATAGTATGCCCTTTTTTTATAAAAAAAGACTAGACACAAAGATAAACAAAAACGAGGTAAATAAGCAAGTTTTTAAATGAAAAAATTAAAATATTATTTATGTCAAATAAAAGTAAGAAACTAAAACCACTAGATAAACTAAGGTTTGATACTGTGGGTGATGAATTTGTTTATTTGTATGAAATCATACATTCAAAAGATATTTCTAAACTATCCGAAGAAAAAGAAGTAAAAGAAGAGCCGGTAAAAATAGAAAGCTTAAGAGAAGAGTATGGTAGATTAGTTAATGAACAAAACATTAGGGAAAAATACTCAAAAAAATCAATTTATTGGTCTGAAGAGCAAGAGAAATCCATATCTGAATATATAAAAGAAAAAGATTTTGATAAAAAGAATTTAATATTTAGAAAAAATCTATATCAGCCATTTAAAAAGCTAATTGAAAATATAATATTCACATATAAGCTATTTAGAAATGATGTAGATGTTCCAGAACTCCAGGCAGATTGTATGTCTTTTTTGGTAACTAAAATAGACAAATTTAATCCATCTAATGGAACAAAATCTTTTGCTTATTTTGGCACAATAGCTAAACATTACTTGATGGGTGAAAAAAAGAATCTATATAAAATACAAAAGATAAATGTAGATATAGATGAAACATCAGAAGAAGTTGGTTCCAAAAACTTTTATACAATTGATGAAGATAAAAATACAGAGTATTCAAACGGCTTATTTAGTGGAATAATAGATTCCTTAGAAGATGAAATAGAAAACAACACTAAAATGCTTCAAAATGACAGGAAAGTAGCAGATGCAATAGTGTTTATATTTAGGAACCACGAACTTCTTGATGTATATAACAAAAAACTTGTTTACCACCTTTTAAAAGAAAGGACCTGCCTTCAAACAAAAGAGATAACATATTCTCTTAGTAGGCTCAAAAGCTTTTATAAGTTATTTAAAGAGGATTTTCTTAAGGAGGATAATTAGATTACTATTTTTTTTATCCTTCATATTTATTTAAAAGAATTATTATGGATAAGGACAATGTAGATTTAAGCAAAGAAGGTATTGAAAAGCTTATAAATACCTTTGTAGCTAATGCCACTGAAGAAAGAGAACTTGCCCTTGAAAGATATAGAAGGCAAGACGAGCAAATTGAAACTGCAGAAGATTTTGTACTGCAAGGTAAAAATGCTGTTGATTACTTAAAAACAGCTTCGGAAAGGTCAAACTCAATTCTAAACGCAGCAAAACTAATAAAAGACATAATTTATAATAGCGAAGGAGAAATATCTTCCGGTAGTTCAAGTGGCTTTAATGATGAGAAAAAGCGTGAGATACAGGAAATGATGGAAAGAAGAAAAAAAGGATAAAAAATGCCGTTTAGACCACCTCAAAATAATCCGTTAACAGAAAATCAAAGTAGGGCAATATCAAAGCTTGGTGCTATAAAAACTTTTTTATCCCTGCCAACAAAGGCTGATTTGAATGTGCCAAAACCAAATCAAATAAGTAGTTATGATTTTTTACTGGCACTCGGGATTGCTATAGTTGGCGCTAACTTCATTGACTCTATAATAAGTTCATTTTTCACAAAAATTTTCTCTAGTAATGATAAGAAACTTGAGAGAATGGTTTTGAAATCTACAGCTGAATCTATGGATGCCAACGGAAAAACAGTTTCTGATGACATGTCCAATAAGGATTGGTTGTTTAATAATGTTTTACCTTCTTTTAATCTAAACAAAAGAAATATAGCAAATCAAATAATAACAATGATATTTGGTCCAAAGAACAACATGGTAGATGGATTCAATAGGTCTAATCCTGACTTAAATGATGAGCAAAAGCAAATTGTTTCTGATTCTATAGTGGATATATCTGCCTGTGCTGGTTCTGGCAAGTTTTTTTCATTATCTAACGACCAATTTCCTCAAGGGGATTTAGAGTTTAATCAAGTTCAGTTAAGAAAGCAGCTAGAAGAAGGAAATGTAGTTATAACAATATCATGTAAAGACGTTAAAATAAAGCTACCAGGTGACTACGGTAGAGTTTTAGGAGTAGATACTGCGTCAAACCCCGGAAGCATATTCATTAACCTATCTAATTTCATGGCTAATGAAACACAAAGGCAAGATACTGCAGAAAATGCTAACGCTGTTAGGCGCTCATCTAATCAGATATTAGTTGACAAAACAATGAACTTAATGAGTTCTTCCGTAGAGCCTCAGATGAAATCTGTATTTGATGCAATAAATTCCGGACCAAAAGGGGACTTAGGAGTAAATGCTTCAAATACCGTCTCTAATCCATGCGTAATAACAGGTTTATGTGAGAGTGACCCAGAGGAATTTAAGAAAAAGTCTGCATTTTCGTCAGCCTTAATGAATTTACTATATACTTTTATTGTTATTCTTATTTTTAGAGAACTTAGTAAAAGAATTAAAGGCATTATAAAAAAATCTATTGCAAAAAGCGCAAGGAGAAAAAGGGAAAGATTGGTAGAAAAACAAAAACAAAGATTTTCGTTTTTAGGTAAAAATGGACAATCTATATCAAGAGCCGGTAAATTCAGAGAGGCCCTTAGAAGCTTAGATGGTTTATTTGAATCTGTTAAAGATATTTAAAATATGGCATGTATAAAAATTAATGAAGAACTACAAAAATCAGAAGAATTAGCTAATTTTTTCTTGTTTTTATTAGATGAGGATAGAGCTAATTTACCAAGATTATCAATACTTCAAATATTGTTAGGAAAATTTAGGCCTGGACTTAATAGTGATATAATATCCTCTACTGTAATGTCTAGGTTTGATGAAATAGGAATACCTTCTGGGCCATTAGAAGGGGGACAGCCTAACGTTATGGAATTATATACTAAGGTTATTGTTGAGGAAATAGTTGACTCAATACAAAACGATATGAGAGTAGATGCGGCTGTAGATTCAGGAATTATTGTTACTTCTGCAGGGGCCAATGCTGGAGGGCCTATTGTTACAACAGGGTCAAATACAGCACCTCATACAGGAACGGGAATTGCTAGATAATATTTAAGTTATGCAAGAACAAAGAAAAACAAATACACAATTACTAAAAGAAATACAGGACACTGCTGATGAGTATAAAGCAAAAGAAAAAGAGGTGTTAGATGTATTAGAAAAAAGAGAAAAAGAAGCATTGGATATATTAGAAACAATGGAAGTTTTAGAGTCCTATTATAATAAACTAAAGGAAGAAATAAAATCAAGAAAATAAATAATGGCCAATAACGAATTTTCAGCACTAAGTGATAGAATAAACATAACGGGAGGACAGGAATCATCCTCTAGTAAAGGTAATCGTTCTGATAGAATAATTTACCCAGCTATTGTCAGAGATGTTGATGATAAGGCTGATTTAAATAGGATTAGGGCAGAAATAGTTTTCTTTGATGAAAGTGGAGAAATCAAAGGGGGGAAAGATAGTAATACTCCTGCAGATAAACTTCCTTTATGCATACCTCTTTTACCAGGCTTTACGCATATTAGGCCTGAGATTGGAGAATGTGTTATTCTGTTTATAGAAAACCCTGCAGATATTAGCTCTCCTAGATATTGGATTGGACCAATAAGAACATCAAGATTAAAACTTGATTTTGAGGGATACGCTAAAGCTCAAAGTATATTTGACAGAAACAGCTTTAAGAAAGGAGAAATACAAACTAGTAGCACGGACAATAATGACGCAAAGGTCGCAGGAATTATACCCCAAAGACCAGAGATAGCTATACAGGGAAAGAAAGATGAGGATATAGTATTTAAAGATAGGGAGGTTGTTATTAGAGCGGGTAGATTCAACAAAGGAACTAATAAAATAAATACTGAACACCCTTGTAGAATACAACTAAAACAAATAGAAGAAACTGAATCAGGAACTGGGTTGTTTACGTCTTTAATAAACAAAAGAAAATTTAAAACATTCTCTCAGATGAATTTTGAAGCTACTAATATAAACCTAATATCAGTAGAGGGAAAAAACAGAGATGCAGAAGCAGAAACAATTGAAACAACAACCAATCAAGAAAACCTTGATAGATTTGGTGAGTTGTCAAAAAAATTGCACCCATTAGTGTTTGGAGACGAGCTTGTAGAATTATTGAAATTAATGATTAGTTTTATGCTTACACATATTCATACTCCACAAAATCCAGCAGTTGCTCCACTGGAAGATATTTCTCAATTAACAGATTTTAAAACTGATGCTGTAATACAGAAGATATTATCTAAAAACGTTAGGACTAATTAAATACTTCTTACTTTCAGGTCTTTTTCTGGAAAACGTACTTCAAAAAGAGATATAGGCGTGCCGAATATGGCGTTATCTATTGGTTCTATTCTAGTCCTAAAAACGCTTGTTTCTTTGGTTAATTCTCTTGTGCCACTAGCTTGAGATATTAAAGTTCTTGAATATGCTCCCCCCTCAAGGTTATAGAATCTTACATCAACAACATTTATAACTCCAGGTACATCTTTCACTACATCTGATAGTTGAGATATGTATATTGTTTGATTCATTTGTGCTTTGTCTGTATTAAAAAATGCTCTCATAGCATTTAATACTGCTGCTTTAACTTCTCCAGAATTAAAGCTTTTATCTATAAATACATCTGCTTCTATTGATAGGTTCACTAATTTTGCATCGTTTATTTCAACAAAATCATTAAGCATCCTAAAAGGAACAAGATATTCAACTAAATTGTTTTTAATTACATTGGTTGATGTAGTTAATATTTTTCCATTTGCATCTCTTGTTAATATAAATAATTTAACTTTATTATCTTCGACTTTTCCAGATATTCTAAATGGAGCTCCAAATTTACCCGGCATTTGAAACGCTCTAGATATATAATCATCAAGGGTTACTCCTCTTTTTTGTGATGCAAAGTTTGCGGCTATATTATGCTTTATTTCATCTACAGTCATAAGCCCTACTCCTCCTGATGCAGCAATGATATTTGTCGTTCTAGTAGAACTTATAACGTTTTGATTAATGGTACTATCTGGACCCGTTATTGCAGCGTCTATAGACCCAATCTGAGTTAGGATATTAACTCCAACATTTGACGTAGGACCCCCTCCAGCTCTATATTTTACATATATGGTAGAGTTAGCCGGAAGTCTTTCTCCTAGTGCATCATTATCAAAAACTTGACTTATATCTATGTCTCCTTGTGTTCCGATTGGAATTTTACTTAAATATTCCTCATATGCATCAAAATCTGATGTTCCGCCTCCAAAAGTTAGTTTACAGTTACCATCAGACAAGAAGTCTTTTGTAAACCTTTTGTTAACTTCTTGTGTTTTTCCTATTTTAAAATTACTC